GGATATTGACACCCCGGAGACCGCCCGGGAGGTAATGAGCCTGCTTTGTTCGGCCATCGGGATAACGCCGGAAGACCTTGCATACAGGCACCGGGGCACCGCCCGCTGGGCCGCATTATGCCGCCTCACCGACGGGAGCACCATCCAGAAAACCATCATCAAACTGAGCGGCAGCGATGCCGTGGAAATCCTCGGGGAAGGCCAGCAATTAGTTTGCGCCGGCCGCCATCCTAAAGGCCACCGGTACGAATGGACAGGGGAGGGCCTGACCATTTACCCCATAACCCCGGAAGCGCTCCGGAATTTCACGGCGGCGGTTACCGCCCTCCTTTCCGGGGAAGTCTCCGCCGAAAAAGCCCGGGCCGCCCGCAAAAAGGGCCAGACATACGCCGCCCCCGACCGGCTGGCAGAATGGCTCCAGACTTCCGGCCGCATCATCCGCACCGGCCCCGGCGGCGAGATGTATATCACCTGCCCGTGGTGCGATACCCACAGCCGGGAATCCGATGACACCGCCACGGCGTACTTCCCGGCGGGGAGCAACGGATACCCGCAGGGGGGCTTCAGGTGCCTGCACGCCCATTGCAGCGATAAGGGCCTCCCGGAGTTCGCAGCATGGGCCCGGGGGCAGGGATACACGGAAACCGCCCCCGGCGACTATCCTGACGAAACCCCCGCCGCCGTTCCGGCAGCGACAGGGGAGACCCCGGCAGGCCCCGGCCCGTCAACCGCCGACCTCCTGCTGGCATGGAGCAACGAAAAAACGGGATACATAGAAAGCTGCATATCCGCCGCCCATATCGCCATATCAGACCCCGCATACATAGGCTATGACATCGCATACGACACGTTCCGGGGGCGGGTTGTAATCCGGGAGCGGGGGGCGCAGGAATGGGAAACATACACGGACAACCACACCACGGAAATCCGAATGAAGCTCGAGCGGCTCAGCTTCCGCCCCGGCAAAATCAGCAAAGACCTCGTGGCCGATGCCGTAAACCTGACCGCCCGAGATCGCCAGGTTGACACCATGCGGGATTTTTTGCAGAAAACCCTGCCCCAATGGGACGGAATCCACCGGGCCGAGACCTTCCTTTCCCGATATTGCGGGGCGGCGGATACCGAGTACACCCGGGCGGTGGGCAGGTACTTCTGGGGAATGTTATGGCGGCGGGCAATTTCCCCGGAGCCCATAAAGGCGGATATCAGCCTCGTCCTTATCGGCCCCCAGGGGGCAAACAAAACCCGTTTTATCAAGATGCTGGCATTATCCCCGGAATACCACACCGAATTAAATTTCAATCTTTCCGGATCAGAGCTGGCCATGAGGATGGGCGGCCGCGTTTTGGCAGAATTTCCGGAGATGGTCGGCTTCGGCCGCCGGAAGCTGGAGGAAATCAAAGCCTTCCTGACGCTGGAGGCGGACACCTACCGCCCGTTATACAGCAATGACCAGCGGACGGTTACCCGCCGGAGCCTCTTCATCATGACCACTAATAACGGGAGCTTCCTGTCAGACCGCACCGGTAACCGCCGCTATGCGCCCGTCGAAGTGTCGCAATTTGACGCGGACGCCGCCCTGCCGGACATCCCGCAATTATGGGCGGAAGGGGAGCACATTTTTAAGGCCATGGGCGGCCTCCGGCTTCACCGGGACGTGGAGACCATCACGGAAAGCCTTAACGAAAATTATGTGCTTCCGGACGCATGGGAAAACGCAATTTCAGAATGGCTGGAGGGGCAGGAAAACGCCGCCCCGGGCACGCAATACCCGCTCCAGAATCGCAGCATCCTGAAATACGCCCTCGGCTTCACCGACAGTGCAATAAAACGGGATGACCTCGGCCGGGTTTCCGAAATCATGCAGAATCTCGGATACCGGTATCAGAGCAAGAAAAGCGACGGCCGGGTGGTCAAGGTCTGGGTGAAATCCCGGAAATAACCCCCGCCACGAAGCATGAAGCCCGCCCCCGCCCGGCGGGTTTTTTATGCCCGGAAGTAGCCCCCGGGAGGGGTAACCCGTAACTTTTGCAGCCCCCCGTTTTTTCAGGTTACCTCCCGGGAGGGGTATCTTTTGCCCGAGTGACAAACCCCGGCGAATTTTTGTCACATGGTCAAAAAAGGACACAAAAGACCAAAAAAGGCCGAAAAAGTAACCTCAGTAACCTCAAAACAGGGGATAAAGGTTACTAAAGGTTACCCCGGCGAGATATTATGATATAAAGGCTCCCCGGGGAGGTAACTTTAGTAACCTTTACTTTTTCTAAATAAGAATAAAGAAAAATATTAATATATAGGATCACGTATATAGAAACGGAGGGAAGTTTTAAATGCAAAAGTTACCTCCAAAAGTTACCCCCGGAATTTCCGGCAAAATCCGGAGGCATCGCTCATAATCCCCGGCCGGAAAATGCTACAATGGCAGCATCACGAAAACCGGAAAGGGGCGGAAAATGGAAAAAATTCTGGAATGGCTCACTAACAACATCCCGGTGGTAACCGGGGCGGTATTTGCCTTTTGCATAAGCCTCCTGACCATCCGGGAGGGCAGCTTCCGGGAAAGGCTGACAAAAGCCACACTATGCAGCATATTCTCGACCGGCATTTTTTACGGCATGGTCAGTATTTTCCCCACCTGCCCCCCGGAAGCCGCCGTGGCAATCGGAAGCTTCGTCGGATTTTACGGCGTAGACCAAACCAAGGCCCTTATCCTGGACAAAATAACCGCCCTCACGGGCAAAAAGACACAGCCGGAGAACAACCAGCATGATGACGTTATCTGATGCCGGCCGGGATGCCATCATCCGGCGGGAAGGCCTCCGCCTCACGGCGTACACTTGCGAGGCCGGAAAGCTGACCATCGGGGTCGGCCATACCGGCCGGGACGTATACAAGGGCCAGCGCATCACGGAAGAAAAAGCGGCCGCATTATTTGCCCAAGATACCGCCCCCGTTGAGGCATATCTCAATACGCTGGCGTATCCATTCACGCAGGGGCAATTTGACGCGCTAGTGAGTTTTATCCACAACATAGGCCTCTCCCGGTTCAAACAATCCACAATGCTGATCTACATCAAAGGGCTGTCGCAGCCGGAGCGCATCGCAGGGGAATTTACCCGGTGGGTCTGGGTAAGCAAGATCAAGCGGGAAAAATTAAAAAACGGCATTGTCCAGGAAACCACCGTCAAGGTACAAAGCAAGGGCCTCCTTGCCCGCCGGGAATCAGAGCGGCGGCAATTTTTAACAGGGATCGCATCATGAACATGAAAATCATCGAGATGGATATATCCGAGGTTATCCCATACGCAAATAACCCCCGGGATAATTCCAAGGCCATAGACGCGGTCGCGGCCAGCATCCGGGAGTTCGGTTTCAAAGTCCCGGTGGTAATCGACCGCAACAACATCCTGATAACAGGCCACACCCGGCTCGAGGCCGCCAAAAAACTGGGCATCCAAAAAATCCCGGCGATAAGAGCGGCAGATCTCACGGAAGCGCAGGTCAAGGCATTCCGGCTGGCAGATAACAAGGTCGCGGAAATTGCCACGTGGGACGACAGCGCCCTTGCAGCGGAATTGCAGGCATTAGATGACCTCAATTTTGACATGAGCGATTTTGGATTCTCCGAGGATGACCTCGGGGACAATATTGACGACATCGCAGACCCGGAAGTTCCGGAAGACCCCGACCCCGTAACCCAGCCCGGCGACCTGTTCCAGCTAGGAGACCATAGGCTGCTATGCGGCGACAGCGCCCGCCCGGAAGACATCGCCCGCCTGACCGAAGGGCAGGAAATGGATCTGCTCCTGACAGACCCGCCGTATAACGTCGCGTACGAGGGCAAAACCGCCGCCGCCCTGACCATCGAGAATGACAACATGAGCTCGGAAGAATATATAGACTTCCTGACCCGGGTGCTGCGGGCGGCATCGGATACGCTTAAAAAAGGGGGGGGCTTTTACATTTTTTATCCGAGCTGGTACACATACGAGGTAACAACCGCCCTGCACGCCATCCCGGAAGTACAGACAAAGCAAACATTGATCTGGG